ACATCGTCGGGATGTTCGTGAATTTCATCGAGAAGTGCGATATGCGGTTTTTTGCCGTCCAAGCCTCTCTTCTCGGACGAAACCGGCCTAAAAAAAGAATTTCCTTCGACATATGCGATATTGTGTGCGCCTATTGTGAATGTTTCCCTTAATGATTCAGACGCTTCTGCGTAAAGACGTGCATCTCTAAAGACAATCCCTGCCTGTTCCCTGGTCGTTGCCGCTGCATATACTTCAGCCCCAGGCTCATCGTCGAAGCCCATTCCATAAAGACCGATCCCAGCAGCCAGCGGGCTTTTGCCGTTGCCCTTGGCTTCCTCGATATACGCGGTTCGGAAGCGGCGGAAACCGTCCCTTGATCGCTTCCAGCCGAAAATTGAGCCGATCACAAACTTTTGATGCGGAGTTAAATTAAAAGGCTGGCCGTCAAACGCGCCCTCATAGAAACATAGAAACTCGGGAAAGAAATCAATCGTATGATTAGCGGCGTCCTCATCGAAATACAAACCCCGCTTCTTTGCGGTCTTTAAATCGTTCAAGTGACGCTTACAGGCAAGGCGTTGCCATTTGTTCGCAACGGTTTTGCCCTTGACGACATCAGTTGCGTATTGAGTGGTGGGATGGAGAATTTTAGGTTTGCGCTTTTTAGCCACGCTTCCTCGCCCTGAACGATTCGGCTTTGGATTTCGGCTTCGGGCTCTCAACTTTCATGCCCGCACGACTTGATGGCGTCATGCCGAACTCGGTCAGCCACTTCCGCATTTCCGCCTGGGCCTTGTTTGCAATCTGTAAATAAGGCGACTGCATTGGAAACCCGGATTGCGCCTTTATCAACATGCCGTGTTTTTGGATCTGGCCGGTTGAATAAATCCATTTGGAATACTCGCTGCAATATGCCGACAGCGCGGTCAGGTCCACGTTTGCCATAAGCCCCATTGGATGCAGCTCCTTTGCGATCCGCTTCCATTCCTTCTTGGCCACCTTATCGAGATATCTCGGCGCCATCGGGATTTTAACCGTATGCCCCGGCTCGACCTCATCCTCCGGCAACTTGCGCTTGCCGGGATTCCCGTGTAACAGCTTTAACTTCGTTGGTTTTGTTTTTGGTCCTGGTTTAGCCATTATTGTCACATCCATTCCTTTTCTTTTCATACACATATAGATATTGAGCGCATCCAGATTGCCAAAACTCCCCAATCTGAGCATCAACAACTCGACACCACTTAGTCAAGCCGTGCCACACATAGTTGCTACAGGTGCCACAACACTTACTTTCTGCATCGTTGCGTTTAAAAACGTCTCTGTAGTTTTTGGTAATCATTTTTTTATCCTTTTTGAGGTTCACCGTAGTACCTAAAGCCTTGCGTAGATCGGAAGTGCCCGCCGCCCAATGTCGCATTTGGGATAGCCTTTTTATTCCACCCTTGGTCACGCTTTTTTTCTTTGTAATTTTTTTTAGCCGTAGTAGATCCATATAGGCTTGAGTTGTATTGTCTCCACAAATCACTACGCCGCAACGCCCCACACAATCCTGGGTGGCTCGTTAGTATGGTTGTCCTCATCTTTTTTTTATACCGATTCTCACCCTCAAGCCACATCTGACAAACACGGTTTAGAAAGTGTATACCAACCCCGCACCCCTGGTAATCCGGCATAACAACAAACCTGGCGCAACGCGCCTCTTTTAATCCCGGCCTTGTCCCAAATCCAACGTGCGCTATTGGCTCCCCCCCTATTACGCCTACATATGGAAAACCAGCAATCATCGGCCCCGCCCTTAGATAGTGATGCGGCTCAAACAATTTCCAATAACTCCAATTCGTTCTATAAATTTCAAGTTCGATTTTGGGTCTGCGCCAAAGACACCTCCCCTGGTATGTGCCGGTGGCTATATCGTAAACCCAATCCGGTTCCAACCAGTCAATAATATCATAGTGGCAGGAAAGCAAAACGCACTTGCCCGCCTGGTTTCGTTTCCATGCCTTTGAAAAAGCAAAAGACCCAACCCTTGCCACTTGTCTATCAACGACGCTCGTAAATTCATCGATGACCACTTTTTCAGGCATCTCGCATACAACCCTCGCAAGATCCGCCCGGAACTTTTCACCAGTTGACAGCACCCGATATGGCCGAAGCCAAGACGGAACCGAACCAAGGCCGACGCTTGACAGCGCCCTTGACACATCATCGAACTTTTCACCCGGAGCTATGGCATCGATAATGGGATTGTCTGTCGGCCAGTCATCAAAATCATAGAAAGCATCTTCACCTAATATCTTTTGCCCGATTGAAGTTTTTCCAGATCCAGACGGCCCCACAACCAAACCAAGACACCAGTCGTCGTCGTCAATCGGCAAATCAGCATCAAGGTTGAAATTACAGCCGGATTCAACATTGAATAGGCTTTTAGCCCTTGCCGCTCGATATGAATTAAAATCAGAACATTTGTGCCGCACCTCTATTTTCATGTTACCACCACCCTGCAATTATAACCCCGGCCAATTAGGTCGTTAAATATTGTCTCTTGGTCGGCTTCTGATTCGCATATAACAATAACGCCGTATTGTTCTTTGTATTGGTCGTCGGGTATATCTTCATTGTTTAAGCCACCACCAAGCAACCTATCAAGGTCATCGCCATCAAACCCCGTCAACTCCATATCAACATCAAAGTCGCTCAACTCTGCCATTAATCGCTCTAAGCTGCCAGCATCCAACTCCGCCAACTCCGCCAGCCGATTGTCGGCCACCATGTCGGCGTGCTCGGCAGCCTCCGACTCATAGTCCTGAAGATCCACCGGCGCTTTTAATATCCCAACACGAAACGCCGCCTCAAGCCGACCGTGGCCCTTAACGATCAAACCCGACCGCTTCGACACCGTGATCGGCATACGCCAGCCCTGCTCTAATATAATCTTGCCCAGCAGTTTAATCTGGCCGCCCGGATGCGTGTTCGGATTCTTGGGATTCGGTTTTAACTCCGCGCAATTAACAATCTCATCATGGACGCACCAGACAGGCACGTCTCCAATCATCGCCCGAGGTTTGATTTTGTTTTTCGCCATTAAAGCAAATCCCTCCCGTCCGGAAAGCTCTCCCCGAAAATCGAGCCCTGTTCCTGAAACGCTTTTTTAAATTGATTCTTATTATCCTGCGGTCGCCCCTCAAATCCCTCGGCGGCGTCCTGGCCGCTCCAGACCTCATCGACAATCGCCTGCTGGAAATCCGCGAACTCCAAATCATCGGAAATCTCAAAGTTCTCAAACCGCGGGTTATAATTTAAATTCATAGATGTACGGATAACAAGATTCCAATCATCGTTCCGGATCATAACGTATTTCGCATGGGTCACGGTTACGCGCAGAACGTCATTCCCGAACGTGGCGACCAGTTCCTGACAGAACTCCGGCTTGCGACTTTGGAACGAATAATCCACCAGAAACCGAATTGTCCGGATCCGCCCGTTCTTTAAAAACTTATGCGCCCGCTGGATATCGCCAGCAGCAGCCGACCACGTTGCGATAAAAACATCGGCAGGACCGGTGCAGGTCAGGCAATGCTCGATCAAATCGATAAGGGAAAACTGCCCCTTTGTGAAACCATAGATCTCGCAACCCGGGGTCAGACCGCCGACGGCCTTGGCCGCGCTCTCAGCAGAAAACGCCCGGGCGAGATACCGGGTCTGCTTTGCCCTCTTGTGAATTACCGGCGATTTTATGTTTTTTAAGTTTTTGGTTTGCTTCGCCATTATTCTTCCTCGCTAAACTTAAAGGGCACATTATTGCCAAAATAATTAATTGTTGCCTCGTAAACCAGATTGTGCATCTTGTCGATTATAGTCCTGTTGGTATGCTTCGGATTTTCCGTCAAATCCCTTTCGGGAATGTTTATGGTGATTTGGGCGTTGCCCTCGTTTTTATTTCCAGTTGCTATATTTACCGTTACGGTGATTGTTGTCATAATGCCCCCCTTTTTATTTTTCTAATATGGCCAGGATAACCGCAGCCATGCCACCGAGATACTCAGATTTCCTAAACATGACCTCATCAATATGGCCAGCGGAATTTATATCGTTATCCAGATCCTGCAACCCGTCTTGACCCGGCAATAATTCTTTTGCTTTTGCTTTAAATTTCATTACCAGCGTTTCTTTCTCGGGTTTATCAAAACCGATCCAGTTGCCATATTCGTCCAACCCTCGACATCTAAGCTCTCGCCATGCCAATGCGTTTAGATCAATTTTCCCCTGCATAGCGCTGGCCAACAACTCAACATTAGTCGACTGAAACATATAGTCCGGATTAACCTCATCCCGTGTCCTTGTGATTGTTTCGCTCATTTTGTTTTCTCCCGTTTTGGTTGTTTTGTTTTTCATTTTTTCTCCCTCTCGTACCTTACGCGGAAGAATCATGCCAAGACACACATTTTGAGCGTTTATTTTTATTTATTTTCACTTTTTATTGCACGCGCAATAAAAGGTCATACCCCCCAACTTTTAATTTGCGGTCTTACGTGTTCGCA